TTATATTGGTATATAAAAATGCTGGCCGTGGTATTGCTACTGGTGATCAGCGCTCTTATAGTTAAAAACATACACGAAGACGAGAGAGTGGTAGAAGTTAAAGCGAAGTATAAAAAACTCAGGGAGCATTTAATAAATACACACGAAGAAGACTTTAGGAAAATTTATCAACCAAAACCACTCGTCATTAAACATAAACGGAATAAAACACCAGGATACAATACCAACAAGGGGTCTGAGATAGGGTTATGTCTAGATGGAACGGTTAACGATATGTTTCACGTACTTTTACATGAGCTCGTACATTGTGTAGTAGAAGAATATTCGCATAGCGAAGAATTTTGGAACAAATTTGCGAAATTGACCAATATTGCTGTTCAGATAGGGGTGTACACAAAAATATCAGAACAGAAAGAATTCTGTGGATCGCACGTCATTGATAAATAATATTATATACTTATAAATGTCAAGTGTTATTGATAGTGCCGTGACGGTACCACTAACCAGGTTTACGATGTCCGTTCTTATATGGATGCTTTTACTATTCAGCATACCTCTCATGCGTTTAGAATGGAAATACTGGGCTAACATGTCCATGTTAACCGTTATCCTACCAATGTTGATATGGTGGCTCGGTAATCATAGCATTTTCTTGAGTGCTAAAACTGGAACCGTGTTCATGGTTTCAGCCTTTTCTGTCCTGTTTATGATTCTACTGACTGAAGGTTTTAGGTGGGCTAAATTAAAGAAGTACCTGAAAGAGTATGGTAAAGATCCTAAGGATACTGCCGTAGCAACGTTGATAGTAACGGGTGCTATGGTAGTTGGTGCTGGGGTTGCGTACATATCTCAGAGTGGGGATGTACTTCGATTTTAAAAATAACGTCGCGCGAAATAGAAAATTACAGCAGCGACAAGCCCCGTAGAGGCTAACCCTACAAAGCTTCGGTTACCCTGTGCGTTTACAAATTGAGGAATGGTGGTTGCGAGTTTATCCTGGACAGGCTTGCTCACGGCGGCTGAGCAGGCGACCGCAACGATGAGAGCCTGCATCTGATCATCGGTGAGATCTAAGGGGTTCCTTTTCTTAGAATCCGAACCCTCGTTTCCAGCGGTTTGGGAAACCATAGCGGGGGGTTGAGCCATCATCTGCTGCTGAACCACACGAGGGTCCATAGCCATCATAGGCGCATCTAAACTATCCTGGGACTGTCCCATAATATCGGCGATCGGTGTAGAATCCATGGTTTCTTTACTTTGTAGTATATTTTTTTCAGGCGAATTTTCCACAAATGTAGTACTGTTATTTATAGGAACCATCCCGTCGGTGGGATCAGATAAATTTAACGTAGGAATATTAGCCGACATTTAATAGTGAACAATGTTTTCTAATAAATAATTTTTCGCGCTCACCTAGTTTTAGTAATTTTAATGGGGGTACTCTTTTTTGCCTGTTTAAGACTATTGGCTGCGCTCCCACCTTTAGGATTGAACATCTTTTTATGCGTATTCCAATATTCTGGAGCCCCAACCTTAAAATTTTTTCGTAATTTTGCTTTATACCAAAATACACAATCTTCTATCTTGTTACTCTTACTGGTGTTATCCAAAACAATACATTCATAATTTTCGGTACACGCATCCATGACCTTATTAAACATATCAAAATTTGGGAAAATACCAAAAAAGGATTTGTAAAGCTTCTCTCTATTCTGAATGATGTTCTCCCTGAGAATAAATACATAATCCACATTAGCGCGAAGTGCTGGTGGAAGGTCCATACAATACTGCATCGTCAACATGAAGAAGATTTTCCAGTGTCGACCATTCATAAAACACTGCCTGATACATGTATCGCGCATGAATTTGTTATCATACATACAATCGTCCAATAATAAGAATGCACCACAATTTGATTTACCCGCTCCCACGAGTTTCCTCTGTCTTTCCATAACACGTTCTATGGCATCCCTGTCATAATCTCCGTAAATGAAAAGATCTGGAACATATTGTTGATAATAGTGATTACCTTCTTCAGTCGCAGACAAAACTATTCCAGCTGGTAAATGTTTCTTGTGCCATAAAATGTCGGTGACGAGTGTAGATTTACCAGTATTACGCTTACCAACAAAAACACATACTTTATCATCCGCCATGGTGGCTGGATTAAATTTACGTAATCGTAGATCCATCTATAATACCGCCCCGTTTTATTTCATAAAATTTTACTCACATCTAGTAAGAATGGCGGGTAAACTTCAAATCGCCATAACAGGAACCCAGGACCAGTGGCTCACAGGTGCTCCTGAGATTTCGTATTTTACGTCTATATTTAAAAGACATAGCCAATTCTCTACTGAGGCAGTAGAATTACCCCTTTCGGGTGATATACAATTAGGAAGCTTATTAAAATGTCGTGTACCCAGCAACGTGGGAGATTTGGTTAGAAGTACTATACTTAAAATAGAAATAGACACTCTTTCAGGGACTTCTAATCTATACAATACGTCTATAGGTACTCATGTTATTCAGTACGCCGATTTGAAGATAGGAGGACAAACAATAGAACGTATAACCGGGGATTTTATATACATGTATAATCAATTGAATAACAACACAGATGAAACTGGAACAACTTTATATTACCTAACTAGTCATAACAGGTTATCTAATCCAACTACGGAATTATATGTACATCTTCCATTTTATTTCTTCAGGAACCCAAGTTTAGCTATACCCGTGTGTGCTATAACTAAACAACTCGTAGAAATAGATATAAAATTCAGGGATGTCGACGACGATATATCTTTTAACTACACATCATCAAATTCTATAAATGTAAGAAAAAGAACTACAAATGGAGGTATAAAAAATGCTTCCATCATAACAGATTTTTATTTTGTTTCCGAGGATGAACGAAACTTTTTACTCACGAGACCTATAGAATATTTAATCACACAATTACAAGTATCTAAATTGGTATATAAACCAAATGAATCAAAAAAATCCGCACTTTTAAAATTTAAAAATCCAGTCAAAGAGATGTTTTTTGTGGCAAAAGAAGAATATTCTGAAAACCCATATCAAGTAGAATGGTACCAAGTGGGATCTAATCTAAACGGTATAGAAGAAAACGAATCATTTGGATCGTCGGTTGCTATGAGTGCAGATGGAAAACGTATAGCTGTAGGAGCTATGAACCATAGTAGCGATGATGGTGAAGTACGCGTGTACGATAATGTGGAAGGTCAATGGACGCAAGTAGGACCATCTATTCCTGGTGCAACTAACGAGAGGTTTGGACAATCTATCTCTATATCTTCGGATGGTATGCGAGTAGCCGTGGGTGCAGCTTATGGTACCGAAACGATAAAGGTTTATGAATACTCGAACGCGTCTTGGAACAAAATATTTGAAGCGAGTGGAGTTTCAGGTGATCAATTCGGGAAAACAATTTCTATATCATCGGATGGTAAACGTGTTGCGTCTGGTGCGTTAAGTGATACTACAAACACTGGATATGCTCGTGTTTATGATATAGATTCTCAAACATTATTAGTTCAGTTAGCAGGTGCGAGTACCAATGAATATTTTGGTTCGTCTGTTTCTCTGAATTCTGATGGTACACGATTAGCTGTAGGTGCTGATCAATACCAGAATGGTAATGGTTATGTAAAAATTTATACAGAATCTGAAGGTTCGTGGTCATCCTTGGGTCAAATTTCGGGAGAAAGTAATGGTGATAGATTCGGACATGCAGTTTCAATCTCTTCAAATGGAAATCGCGTCGCCGTAGGAGCATATGTACATGCTAGCAATCGAGGACATGTCCGTATTTACGAATATTCGGGTGGTACTTGGAATAAAATTGGAATTGATTTAGACGGTGAAGGTTCTGGTGATGAATTTGGGTTTAGTGTATCATTATCATCTAACGGTAAACGTGTTATGGCCGGTGGCCCAAAGTATGAGAGTGATGATAGAGGTGTTGTGAAAGTGTACGAAGAAACCGATGGAACTTGGAATCAAGTATTTTCGAATATTGGGGGAGGGGCGGGTGATAAAATGGGGAGAGTTGTATCCATGTCGAGTGATGGAAATGTTATAGTTGCAGGTTCTAGTTTGGCTACAAGTCAAGATGGAAAAGTTGTGGTATACACATGTGTGGTGTTTGAAAATCGTCTCATGGATACTACAACAAATGATCAAGCTTTAACACCCTTATCTACAACAATTCCTGGTACAAATACGTTTCAGATAACAAAATTAGGTCAAGACATCGACGGGGAGGCTGCGTATGACCAGTCTGGGTACTCGGTATCTATGTCCTCAGACGGCACGCGCATGGCGATCGGCGCCATAATGCCCCCCCAGGGCGGCGGCATCACCGGCGGGACCGGTAAGGTTCGGGTGTACGAATGGGACAATGTATCTTGGAGCCAGCTTGGCGCAGATATTGACGGCGAGAGTGCGGAAGACTACTTTGGCACTTCAGTGTCTATATCCTCTGACGGCACGCGCGTTGCGATCGGTGCACCATTTAATAACCCCACCAATACTGCTGCCGGCGACAGAGTCGGTCATGTGCGCGTGTACGAATGGGACAATGTATCTTGGAGCCAGGTGGGTGGCGATATTGATGGCGAGGCTGTGGGCGACCAGTCTGGGTACTCGGTATCTATGTCCTCAGACGGCACGCGGGTGGCGATCGGCGCTTTGTTTAACGACGGCACCGCCTCCAACGCCGGCCACGTGCGGGTCTATGAATACGATGCTACTTATGGTTGGAATAAAATTGGAAATGATATCGACGGCGAGGGTTATGGAGACCGGTCCGGGCGATCAGTATCTCTATCATCGGATGGCACGCGGGTGGCGATCGGTGCATATATTAACAACCCCACCAATAATGGTGCCGGCGTCGACATCGGCCATGTGCGTGTGTACTCAGAGAGCAGCGGGGCGTGGAGCCAGTTGGGTGGCGATATCGATGGCGAGGCGCGAGACGACTTGTCCGGGTGGTCAGTATCTATATCAGGAGACGGTACGCGGGTGGCGATCGGCGCTCCCTACAACGACCCTAGCACCGGTAATAACGCCGGCCACGTGCGTGTGTATGATTGGAACAATGTATCTTGGAGCCAGGTGGGCCAAGATATCGACGGCGAGGCTGCGGCCGACAACTCCGGGTGGTCGGTATCTCTATCATCGGATGGCACACATTTGGCGATAGGCTCTCCCTACAACGACCCTAGCACCGGCGATGACGCCGGCCACGTTCGGGTGTACGTCTACAACAGCGTCACTCCTGCGTGGGAGCAGGTAGGGTCAGATATAGACGGCGAGGCTTTGGACGACTTGTCCGGATACTCGCTATCTATGTCCTCAGACGGCACGCGCGTGGCGATCGGCACTCCTTTCAACGACGGCAATGGCATTTCGACCGGTCGGGTGCGTGTGTACTCTTTGACTGAAGCTAGCAATACAGATCAAACCATTAACATAATCTTATCAGGTAAACGTTCCGATTATAGATCGATAAAGAATATAAAATTTGATTGTAATGGTGAAACCATATTTGATCAAAGTGGGCAATATCTGGCATACGAACAATCACTTCGTCATCATACAGGGTGCCCGAGTCCCGTGTATGAATTTTATATGTACTCCTTTTCTCTTCAACCCGAGATGTATTACCCCACGGGACAATTAAACATGAGTCGTATAATACACAAAAAGATAGATGTTGAATTGGAAGATGTCTCGTCACTATCAAAAACTAACCTATCTATTTACGCCCAAAATTACAATGTACTTCACGTAGAAAGTGGTTTAGCGGGCTTAAAATTTTAACGTATAGTATTAGGAATGGCGGGACGATTACAACTCGCCACGAAGGGTACTCAGGATATATTCTTCACAGACGATCCAGAGTACACGCACTTCGTAAAAAATTTCAGGAAACATACAAACTTCGCGAAATATGAAGTAAACCATGAATTAGATGGAAACCTAGAATATGGAAGTACTTTAAGATGTACGATTCCTAACAATTGTGGTGATCTCATAAAAAACGTTAGTGTTCAGTTCGAACTTCCACCTCTCACGTTTGGTACTACGTATACATACATAGAATCTATAGGTCATGCGTTGATTGAATATATAGATTTGATCATAGGAGGTCAGGTTATTCAGAGAATACCAGCAGATTGGCTCCAGATACACTCCGAAAACTACATAACTCAGACGAAACAAACGAATTTGTCCAAATTAATAGGTAAATGTCCAGACGAACTTTCGGGAACAAATGTGAGTGATACAAAAATACAAGGATATTTGGGAACCGCAACTACTCCCCGAAAATGTATAGTAGACATACCTTTTTATTTTTATAATAATCCAGAATTGTCTATCCCTTTATGCGCACTTACCCGGCAAGAATGTGAAATAGAAATTAAATTAAACACCCGAGAAAAGTGTATAACCGATTTACCGGTGAGCGCTTCACCCAATAATACAACATTCAATGTTGTTGTTGAGAGTGGTGGGATGGCATATATAATAGACGGTGCTACCCACCCCACGCTTACATTGATAAAAGGGAACACGTATAATTTTACATACAATAAATCTGGGCATCCTTTCGCGTTGAGAGAAACGGGTGGAACATCATACGCGAATGGTTTAAGTTCGGCCACAGATCCCGCAACTTTTACAGTTCCACTCGATGCACCCAATACGTTGGAGTATTATTGTACATCACACTCGGTTATGAAAGGAACTATAAATCTAATTTCTTCAGGTATATATGATGTGGGTATAAACTCAATGTCTCTCCAGACAGAAATGGTACAACTCGGAGACCCGGAACGGATAAAATACCAATCAGAAGAAGTGAATCATATCATAACACAACTCCAAGTGAGCAGGGATACGATTCCGGCCAATACAAACCCTTTTAAACATAGAACCGAATTTATAAATCCAGTCAAAGAATTATTTTTCGTTATACAGAGAACGAGTGTATCGAATCCGTTTGATTATGATCACCCGAGTCAAATTTTAAACAATGATTATATTTCCTACGAAAATTTACAAAGTTTGGAGATGACATTGGATGGTGAAGTCGTGTTGAATGAAAAGACGGGTAAATTTATAAACCTTCGAGCTGTTCAGAGTGGTATTCATCATTCCCGGACGCAATTATTTAGACGATTTTACTCCTACAGTTTCGCATTAGAACCAGAAAGATGGTACCCCACAGGTCAAAGAAATTTCAGTATGATCAAAAACCAAAATTTCAAATTTGACTTGAACGCTTTGTCAGAAAATAGAGAGCTTAGAGTTTATGCGCTAAGCAATAACATATTAGAATTTAAAGATGGAGTCGCAAAACTTCGCTTCAACTCTGGAAAAATCGGCAATTGAGATTATAACACCTGTATTAGAACACTCCGTGGTTCTCTCAGGACAATACGCTAAAGCGTGTGGTAGGGATACTATACTGGGAAAGGATATGGAATATTGTATGAAATATTGTGCCATGAACACGGTCGGTAATAAGATAGGTTCCTATTTTCCAGACATTTACGACGAGGAGGAATCGGATGATGAAGAAATCGAAGTCGTAGATGAAGTGGAAGAGGATATTCAATTCGAGCCTTATTCAGGGAGTGATGTGAACATGCTCGCTATAAACGATGCGTATGATGCGTGGGAATCATGGAAGCCGACTAATCCGTCAGAGAAGATGATAAAAAATGCTATTGATAGTAATGAGCACCTCTGAATTACCAGAGGGATGGACCGATACAAATTATAAATCATTTAAAAGGGTAG